ACCCGTAGCAGGAAAAGAACGTACAGTATACGGTACTCACGGTAATAAATTTGTTAACGAAATTTGCGATCATATATTAAACACCCACTCAGCTGACATTGTATTCTTTGTCAACTCGGATAACTCACACGTATCGTTCCGCAAAAATAAAAAATGTGAAGTAGACTTATCAAAGTTAGCTGCAAAGTTATGTGATGGGGGAGGTCACGAATATGCAGCGGGTGGAAAAGTAACAGAGGCATTCTTGAATTTCACCAAACTTCTTACACCACTAGCATAATATGTCTGGTATAGTAGGAGCATTACAAGAAGCAGTAATAGAAAACCCGATCAGCCAGTTGGCTCGGGATGAACTAGAAATTGAACTGATTAAATTCGGAGCGTTTTGTTCTGTTATACACAATAAAAAACTTAATAACGTTACCATATTTTCTTTTATAGTTAAGAATAAATCCTATCGTAAGATTTTTATGGAACTAACCGATACGGATAGCGAGCGAGAGGCAATATTGCTATTTTTAAAGTATAATTCTAACCTTTGCCGTAGCAAAGTTGTGAGAAAGATATTAAAATCATAGCTCATTAAATGAGCGTTGAACAAGTTTATAATACATATTTAAGCGTATCTAGAGGGCATATGAACAAGCCCTGGAAAGCACGTAAAGATTTTAACGGTTTTGATAAAACACCGGATGGAATTCTTTGTTTACGCTTAGATATGTTCTTTAAGCGCTTCCCGCAAATAAATATCAGAGACTTTTTACTAGCACCCTATGTCATCTACAAAGACGAAGAACACTTCCCACTCAACTTCTACCTCACGCAAAAAGCCATCAGTTGCTATTCTTTGCTACAAAAACAGAGACAAGAAGAATTACCCGATACTGAAGGCCACATTAAACATATCCTGGATTCTTTAAAGCATGTTGCTTCTATATGTGTTAATGAAAAGATATCATTAAACACCTATAGTAAATCTAAATCTGGATATACATGGAGATGCTTAGAGGATTACATTAATAAAAAGCTCAATCTTTATGTGTTGCTAGCGTTGCCTAGTTTTGATAGTATTTTTAATGAATTACATGTACAAGACAAAGAATTGTACCTTAAGAGTATTGCTAATGATATCGTTAAATACAAACTTAGATTAAACAATTCATCCAAAGCTAAAAAAATAATTTTAGAAGCATTCAAAAGAATAAATGACATTTCACTTGATAAAAAATAATAACATACTAATATAACATATCATTCAATATGAAACCTTATAACTCAAATATGTTTGAAAGCATTAAAAGTGCTTTAGACAAAGCAAAGACAAAAACCGGTAGTTCAGCATATCGTAATATCCTTTCACTAGAACCTGGTGAAAAGCCTTACGTAGTACGTTTATTACCTAATATTAAGAACCCAGAAGAAACTATTCTTCATTATTATCATCATGGTTGGAATAGCATTGCTACCGGTCAATACGCTAGCATTACTTCTCCTTCTACTTGGGGTGATCGTTGCCCTGTAAGTGAATTGTACTTTAAGGTACTTCGTGACGGTTCAGACGCAGAAAAAGAACGCGCTAAAGCTAACTTACGTCGTAAAGAAAACTGGTTAGTAAACGTTTATGTAGTAAACGATCCTAAGAAGCCAGAAAACAACGGTACTATTAAAGTATTACGATATGGTAAGCAGTTAGATAAGATTATTCAATCTGCTATCAATGGGGACGATTCAGAAGAGTTCGGTGCTAAGATCTTTGATCTAAGTGACGAAGGATGTAACCTACGTATTAAAGTAGAGTTAGTATCTGATAAGCCAGGTGCACCTAAGTACCCAACCTATACGTCTTCTAAGTTCTTAAATGCATCTGCAATTGATGGTTTAGATGAATCTAAGATTCAAGATATATATAACGGTATTTATGATTTAAATACGTTTGTAGATCGTAAATCTAACGATGAGATTAAAGCATTTATTGACGAGCATTATTTTGGTGCTTCTGCTGAATCAGCTCCTGCAGCTGCTCCTGTAGAAGAGGAAGAAGATGTACCATATGATACTCCTGCTCCTAAGGCAGCTCCGGCAAAAGCAGTCGCTAAAGCAGAACCAGTTACTACTAATGACGAAAAGGTAATGGATATCTTGGCAGGTTTAGATAACCTATAATGGCTGCTCAAACATCACCCTCTCTCAACCAATCAGAGCTAGCAAGGCTCTCTCAATCTACCTCTCAAATAGGTAATCAAGAGCTCTTGCTAGCTGCTATGTTTGGTAAAATGGTTCAAGGTGGTCTTAATAATATTAAGAAACAATCCGCTGAAGTAGGCGGTAATTTAAAAGTGTCAGACGTAGATATGAGCAAGGTTATGCCTTCTCATATTCTACCCGCTATGGGTATTAAACAACCTCAACAGCAACAAAGACCTCCTAACACTCGGCCTGTACCTCAACAAGTACAGCAACCAGAGTCTCAGATGGTCTATGCACAACCTAAAATTACAGAAGCGCAAATAGCTTCTATCGTTCAAAATATACCACCTGTTACTGATAATCCTACACAAAGTACTACAAAACCAGTAGGAGTGCCAGAAGAACCTTATTCTGATCCTAATCAACTTGAATTTGATTTAAATAAGCAAACTCAATTAGAAGATATTATAAATGCTGTTGATAAATTACAAAATTCAGTTAACATACTAACCGATAAAGTTAATACATTAATTGATAATAGTAATAAAAAAAAACCGAAGATAACAAATGGAACTCAAGCTGGTTAAGAAAGATTTTGCCGACAATTTTTTAAGTATTGTTGGTAAAGCTGTAGATATCGTGTCTTTAAAGCTTAATAAGGATGGCTTATACGCTGTCTGTAATAAGCCTGATACGAGTATTATTCTATTAGCAAAATACAATAAGACCTTTAACGTTGATCAAGAGATTACCCTTAATATTGGCGATGTAAAAAAGCTATTAAGAGTTATTGATTGTATTGATGAAGATGAGCTTGTATTTAAGATTGAATCTAACCATCTTTATTATAAAACTAGTAAATTACAATTTAAGTATCACTTTTTAGATGATTCTGTAGTACCTAAAGTAACTCTTAAGAAAGATAAGATTGAATCTCTTACCAATGATACGTTCTTTAATATTAATACTAAGAAATTGCAAGAAATATTAAAGGCTAGTTCATTTACTACAGATACTAATAAGATTTATCTGTACGGTCAACCTGATGGAGTGTATTGTGAATTAGGTGATAAAGAAAAAGCTAATACAGATAACATTAGTCTTAAAGTAGCAGAATCAGTAGAAGGTCAACCATTCAATCAGGTAATACCTTTTAATCTTGATATATTTCGTATCTTAACTGGTGTAAAGTTTGAAACAGCTAGGGTAGGTATAAACTTAAAATATAAAGTAATGTCTTTTTATGTTAAGCCGACTGAAGAAACTGACTTTACTTTTGTAATATCAGGATTAGTTAAATAATGGCTAACAAGATAACAACCCAGAGCTATTTTATAAAAAGACTTAAAGACTCAGGTTATGTAGTTTATAAGATCTTTGATCAGTATGGAGAAGCTGATCCACGTTCCTGGACTGTATTAATAGATCCAGGTAGTGCTTCAGTGTTTTGTACTTGCTATGTAAATCACAAGGATTTATTTGGTGAAACCTTTTTTGAATTTTATGATGGTGGTCAATTTATACCTGAAAAATTTAAGTTGAAAACTGACTCAATTGAGGTTATAATAAACTATTTAGTAAAATATGGAATCAACAACAAATCAGAGTTATACATCGGGCGAAAAGTTTAAGTCCGAAAAACAATATTTCAATATGTCAAATGAATTAAAACACCCAACCCTTCCTACAGCTAATAGTAGTATGGTTACTACTGAAGAGGATAGGAAAGCAATTATTGATAAAGCAGCAGAAGCGTATTCAACCTTTCTAGATGCTCTACGCATTGATTGGCGTAATGACGTCAATAGTGCTGATACACCTCGTCGTGTAGCTAAAGCTTATGTATGCGACCTTATTAAAGGTTGTTATGAAGGTCCACCAAAGATTACTACATTTCCTTCAGACGGTTATGATGGTATTGTTAGTCAGATGAATATACCTGTAGTATCTATGTGTTCCCATCACCATTTATCTTTTACTGGTGTTGCACACGTAGCCTATATTCCAGATAAGAACGGTCAAGTTATCGGTCTATCTAAGCTTAATCGTATTGTAGAGCATTACGCTCGTCGTCCTCAAATCCAGGAAGGTCTAACAGTTCAAATTCATAAAGCCATTGATCAGCTCTGTACTGGTAATCAAGGTGTAGCGGTTATTCTTAAATGTACGCATACTTGCGCTTGCCATCGCGGTGTTAAGCATCATGGTTG